TCCACGACCCCGTCCACGCCCATATCTTTGAACTCATCGCCAGCCGCATCGCCAAGGGAAACCTCGCATCCCCCATCACCCTGCGCCCCTTCTTGGAAGGCGAGGAAGCCCTCAAAGCCCTCGGCGGAGCAGACTATCTGGTGCGGCTCGCTGGTGCTGCCGTTGCCAGCCACGCCGCTGCCGACTATGCCCGCCTGATCCACGATATGGCTCTGCGCCGCGCCCTGATCGACCTGGGGCGCGATATGGAAGCCAAGGCTGCCGCCTTTGACGCCGACACCACCCCCGAAGATCAGGTGGTGGAAGCCGAGACCGCCCTCTACCACCTCAGCGAGCAGGGCCGCACCGAGGGCGGTGTCAAAAGCTTCGCCCGCGCCATCACCTGCGCGGTCAGCATCACCCGCAAAGCCTACCAGCGCGGGGGCGGCATGGCGGGGCTGGCAACCGGCTTCATTGACCTAGACAAGAAACTGGGCGGGTTGCACCCCTCTGACCTCGTTATCCTCGCTGGCCGCCCCTCCATGGGCAAGACCGCCCTCGCCACCAACATCGCCTTCCAAGTGGCGCACCGCACCCAGCGTAGCCCCGATGAGGGAACGGGCGCAGCCCCGATGAAGGCACGGGCGGGAACGCACAGACCGGGGGCGTGGGGCGGGCGGTCATAGGTTCAGCCTGGGGGCGTCTATCCCTGCCCGATGGGGGAAGCCGTTGTATTCCCTGTCTTCCAGCAGCCGCCCGCCTGACTTGGGCCGCGCACCGCCCCATTGCCAGCCACGCCGCCACCGCTATGCGAATGCCGGTGAAATTGCCCGGCCCAACACCAACCCCAATGGCTGCAATGCCTTTGTAGCCCACCCCGGCCCACGCCCACAACGATGTCAAAAGCTTCGCCCGCGCCATCACCGAGGCCGTCAGCATCACCCGCCGCGCCTACCAGCGCGAGGGCGGCATGGCGGGGCTGGCAACCGGCTTCATTGACCTAGACAAGAAACTGGGCGGGCTGCACCCCTCCGACCTCATTATCCTCGCTGGCCACCCCTCCATGGGCAACACCGCCCTCGCCACCAACATCGCCTTCCAAGTGGCGCACCGCACCCAGCGCAGCCCTGATGAGGGCACGGGCGGAGGCACTCAGGCGGGGGGCGTGGTCGGCTTTTTCAGCCTAGAGATGAGCACCGAGCAACTAGCCAGCCGCATCTTGGCAGAGCAAGCCGAGGTCTCGGCGCACCAGCTGCGGCAGGGCAACCTCACCGAGGAGGAGTTCCACCGCTTCACCGAGGCCGCCCGCGCTTTCCATCGCCCAGCTGGCAGCGCCGGCCTGGTGGTGGACTACCTGCAACTCTGCCGCGGCACCCGTCCCACAAGCCTCGCCCAGCAGCGCGTCCATGAGATCACCGAGATTTCCATGGGGCTCAAAGCCATGGCCAAGGAACTCAACGTGCCGGTTCTGGCGTTGTCGCAGCTCTCCCGCCAAGTGGAAAGCCGCGAGGACAAACGCCCACAGCTAAGCGACCTGCGCGAGTCGGGCTCTATCGAGCAAGATGCCGATGTGGTGATGTTCCTGTTCCGCGAGGAGTATTATACCTACCGCGAGAAGCCCTCCGACAGCGCGGATGTGGGGAAGCACGAGCAATGGCAGGCGGCGATGGACGCGGTGCAAGACAATCAACAAGACGCCCAGTGGGTCGATAAGGAGCACGCGTTGTGCGCTAAGCATTGGGCGGTCTCATATCTTGCTCCTTTTGTTGCGGCTCCCGCCAACCCTGCGCGGGGCGCAGGGGCAGCACCGAGCCCCCCATGAGATCCCCACGAGGCCCCCTCATGGGGTAGGCTCACAGGCTTGTGTTGCGATGTGAAGGGCGGGGGTATGGAAACCCGCCAAGGCGGCTCTATATCCCTTGCATCGCCACACTCCCGTGGCTTGGACACCCCTAGCGAAAGGCAACTCTTATCAAACTCTCTGCAACCCTTCCCTTCATCGTCGTTGGCACCGTCATTGGCTTGATCGGCGGCTCCGCCGGTGCCGAGACTTGGGCCTTCTACCACGGCGGGTTTGGTCTTCCGGGCTATCTGTCGTTCTGATCCGCATAGGGCCCTGAGGGGGCACCAACATCTTGGCGTTGCCCCGCCCGATGGACCCTCGACCCTATGGTCGGGGGTCTTTGCTATGGCGGCCTTGCCAACCTCGCGCGGGGCGCGGGGGCGGTGCTGAGGCCCCGGTGATGACCCCCATAGGACCCCCACTAGGGGTCGGGCTCACAGGCTTGTGTTGCCATGTGAAGGGCAGGGGTATGGAAACACGCCAAGGCGGCTCTATATCCCTTGCATCGCCACACTCCCGTGGCTTGGACACCCCTAGCGAAAGGCACTCTTATGAAACTCTCTGCAACCCTTCCCTTCATCATCTTTGGCACCGTTGTTGGCTTGATCGGCGCGTCCGCCGGCGCCGAGACCTGGGCCTTCTACCACGGCGGGTTTGGTCTTCTGGGCTATCTGTCGTTCTGATCCACATAAGCCCCAAGGGGTGCTGGCAGCCTGTCGCCCCCCCAGCTGACAGACCCTCGACCCTATGGTCGGGGGTCTTTTCTATGGAAGCCCTGCGAACCCATGCGCGGGGGCGGTGCCGACCCTGTCCGGTGCTGGCGCTGTCGCAGCTCTCCCGCCAGGTGGAAAGCCGCGAGGACAAGTGCCCGCAACTAAGCGACCTACGCGAGTCGGGCTCCATCGAGCAAGATGCCGATGTGGTGATGTTCCTGTTCCGCGAGGAATACTACACCTACCGCGAGAAGCCCTCCGACAACGCGGGTGTGGGAAAGCAAGCGCAATGGAAAGCAGCGATGGATGAGGTGCATGGGCGTGCGAGGGTGATCATCGGCAAGCAATGGCACGGGCCCATTGGCTCGGTCGCGCTGGCGTTTAAGGCCCACCTCACCCGCTTTGCCAACGCGGTGCAAGACAACCAACAAGACGCCCAGTGGTAGGGCCATAGGAACGAGTCTGGAGCTTGTGGTCCCGAAAATTATGGCCTTCTGCGAAATTCTTTTTGCATAGAACATAGCATATGATACGCCTGGGTCATCGTTTGCTAGGAGATCTAGCCATGGCGGCGCGCAAAAAGCGATGCAAAATTCACTATCGCCGTTTGCGTAGAGAGGGCGCAAACTTGCCACCCGAGAGTTTTTCACAACTGATCGAGGCCGCCCTGCGTGGCTCAATTGGCGGTGTGGCACTTGCAGACGATCCGAAACTCAGGCTCATGTCGCTTTCGCCACAAAGCACTGCACAAATGCTGGCCAACTATTTGGATATAGGGGAAAAGCACGTTTTCGGATGCAGCTGCATTTTCACACCTGGGCAAATGCAGGCACTGCTGCACACAGAGCCCAGCAGCGCAGAGGCTCACGGAGCACTGCAAGATGCAATCAATGCGTATGAAGTCCAGGAGCTGCGTGCGATCGAAGGAAACGAATATGTCGGGGGCATCTGTTACTGGCTGGCCATCGAAGACCATTTCTATCAGATCCAGCATATCAGCCTTCAGGCAAAGCAGATGGAGGACTATTTCAATTGGCTGCTGTGCAAGAAGACAAAAACAGTAGCACCACCCGGCTTCATTGAGCTGATGACTGTTTTTGACCGGCAGCAAGTTGGGGGAGATCTAGGGGAAATTTCCACAATTGAGGTGGGTGGGATCGCACCAGAAACGACCCCGAAAGCAGCGGTTGATACACCCGCCTCTCCACCTGGCAGCGATGGCAAGATAACCAAGTTCGTCAAGGATCAGGCCCCTGCAACCTTCAGCAAGGTAAAAGAGGTAATGAGAGTTCTGTTGGGGGAGGCGAGAACAAAACAGGTCATGGATAAAATACCCGAAGATGCGGCCTTGGATGTCAGGGTTAACATTGGCTACAAGGCTAAGAGGCGGCGATTCGATAAGGAATTCATGGAGAATATTGCATCAGGCTTGCGACATCTGCCTGACGGCGAGATGCGGGTGCGCGGAAAAAATGGCGATATAAAAGGTGATGATATTCGGCTCTCGGAAGACATGAGCGTGAAAAAGCACGATGACAATGAAAACAGCAGCCTACTCGACCTGGAAGATGCGCTGCTGAAAATGCTTGAATTGCACCGCCGCTTTATTCACGATAACAAGATATGATGTGGAGGGGGCTGTTGCGTATCAAATGGTTCCATATCCTGGCTCCTACGGCTGTCGGTGCTTGCACTGCCCTCACGACCGGTGCCTCGGATTGGGCAGAGCACAGCCCCGCGCTAACGAGCGTCGTATCTATCGTTGCAACCGGGATTTTGGTTAGGTTATCGCGGGGTGTCCCCTTTGCTTCCATCGATGTGCTGCCTGCAGATGAGGCGCGCAAGCTCTCCGCTGCGCTCAAGACGTCGGCGCACCAATTGTGGGCCCTGTTGCTCGCCTGCGCTTTCACCATTTTTTGTCTTGTGTTTATAGAGCCGATGGAGGGCCTTTTGGGCTTTCTGGAACCATTCGATGGGGTCGCATTCCTTGTGCCCTTCTTGCTGATTTTTGTGCTCTTGCGTATCCATGAGGTGGTGGCGAACGATGTGCAGATTACAGAGATCCAAGCAGACATACTGCTCAAGAAGCGCAACGAGGCAGCGGCTGATGCCTTTGAACGCGATGTCATTGTCCCGACCCGGCAGAACTATCGCCCGCCCTCTAACTATGGTCGCGTGATTGAAAAAGACTCGCTCTAATGGAGCGACATGTCATTCGGGTCTTTTCACTTTGGCGGGAAATCCCTCCATATCGGTAGCCTTGGACCCCACCGCATCCTCGTTCCACTCGGCTAAGATGGGAATGGCGAGAGAGCCACCGAAACCACGCGCATATGGTCATCAGTGGCAGCTGATATCCTGTCAGTAGCGGCGCAGCAACGCTCTTGCAGACCCCGAAAATCAGGCAGATTCCAGGGCGCGAATCCCCCCAGCAACAGCACGAAAACGCCCCTGAAAATTGGCGCGATCCAAGGTTGAGGCTCCCTTGGAAAATCTAGGAGGTTTCGCAGGCTTGCAAAACCGCGTTTCCCAGCCATTCGCACCTCTGAAACGCCTTAGATTCTCAAAGACTTTTGTCGCATCAGCCATCGGAGCGTGGCACAGGCAGGCGCACGGCAAGAGCCCTGAACCCCCTTATTTATCGGGCTTTGCCGCCCCCCATCCAGCCTAGTCCAACCTAGTCCAGCCTAGTCCAGATTCACAAAGACTTTTGCTATCTGGCACGCCCAACTGGCAGCGTGCGCCCGGCGGCTGAAACGCCGCGCCCTAGGGCTTGATCTGGTGGTGGTGGACTACCTGCAACTCTGCCGCGGTACCCGTGCCACCCCTGCGCGGTCAGCATCACCCGCAAAGCCTACCAGCGCGGGGGAGGCATGGCAGGGCTAGCAACCGGCTTCATTGACCTAGACAAGAAACTGGGCGGGTTGCACCTCTCCGACCTCAGTATCCTCGCCGGCCGCCCCTCCATGGACAAAACCGCTTGCGCCACAGACATCGCTTTCCGAGTGGCGCGCCCCACCCAACGTGGCACCGATGAGGGCAGGGAACCGGGCGGCTTGCACCCCTCTGACCTCACTATCCTCGCTAGCCGCCCCCCCCATGGGCAAGACCGTGCGCACCACAAACATCGCTTTCCAAGTCGCGCATTCCACCCAACGTGGCACCGATGAGGGCAGGGAACCGGGCGGGCTGGACCCCTCTGACCTTATTATCCTCGCCGGCCGCCCCTCCATGGGCAAGACTGCGCTGGCCACAAACATCGCCTTCCAAGTGGCGCACCGCTACCAGCGCAACCCCGATGACAGCCCCAGCGAGGGCACGGGCGGGAGCACTCAGGCGGGGGGCGTGGTCGGCTTCTTCAGCCTAGAGATGAGCGCCGAGCAACTGGCTAGCCGCATCTTGGCGGAGCAAGCCGGGGTCTCGGCGCACCAGTTGCGGCAGGGTAACCTCACCGAAGATGAGTTCCATCGCTTCACCGAGGCCGCCCGCGACTTGGAGTTCGCCCCCCTGTTCATCGATGACACCCCCGCGCTTTCCATCTCTCAGCTGGCAGCGCGGGCCCGGCGCTTGAAACGCCGCGCCCTAGGGCTTGATCTGGTGGTGGTGGACTACCTGCAACTCTGCCGCGGCACCCGTCCCACAAGCCTCGCCCAGCAGCGCGTCCATGAGATCACCGAGATTTCCATGGGGCTGAAAGCCATGGCCAAGGAACTCAATGTGCCGGTGCTGGCATTGTCGCAGCTCTCGCGCCAAGTGGAAAGCCGCGAGGACAAGCGCCCGCAACTGAGCGACCTGCGCGAGTCGGGCTCTATCGAGCAAGACGCCGATGTGGTGATGTTCCTGTTCCGCGAGGAATACTACACCTACCGCGAGCAGCCCTCCGACAGCGCGGATGTGGGAAAGCACGAGCAATGGCAGGCGGCGATGAACGCGGTGCATGGGCGTGCCGAGGTGATTATCGGCAAGCAGAGGCATGGGCCCATTGGCTCGGTCGCGCTGTCGTTCGAGGCCCACCTCACCCGCTTTGCCAATGCAGTGCAAGACAGTCAACAAGACGCCCAGTGGTAAGAAAGGAGCACGCCTTGCGCACTAAGCACTGGGCGGTCTCATATCTTGCTCCCTTTTGCTGCGGGTCCTGCCAAACCTGCGCGGGGCGCAGGGGCAGCACCGAGCCCCCCGGTGAAGGACCCCACAGGCCCTCACTAGGGGTCGGGCTCACAGGCTTGTGTTGCCATGTGAAGGGCAAGCGGCTGGAAACACGCCAAGGCGGGTCTATATCCCTTGCATCGCCACACGCCCGTGGCTTGGACACCCCTAACGAAAGGCAACTCTTATGAAACTCTCTGCAACCCTTCCCTTCATCGTCGTTGGCACCGTCGTTGGCTTGATCGGTGCGTCCGCCGGCGCCGAGACCTGGGCCTTCTACCACGGCGGCTTTGGTCTTCCGGGCTATCTGTCGTTCTGATCCGCATAAGCCCTAAGGGGGTGCTGGCACCTTGCCGCCACCCCGCCCGACAGACCCTCGACCCTATGGTCGGGGGTCTTTGCTATTGCCGCCCTGCCAACCCCGCGCGGGGGCGGGGGTGCCCACATGGTTTTCAACGATATTCTATATTGTTGCATATAGATAGTGTATATGGTATGCTTTGCTTGGAGGAAAGCTGTGATGCTATCTGTCATCTTACAACAAAGGAGGGACACATGTCCATCAGACCAATGAAACATCTTCTCGCGCTTGTGTGTGTGGTGGCACTCTTTGGGGTGCTCCAGACGAAGAATGACATCTCCATAGTCCGGGCTGCGGAGGCTTCTGAGAAGCCCTTTGTGCCGACTGGGTGGATTGGCGCTTGCAAGCACTCATTCCGTGCCGTAGGCGGGGAGTATATGCTGACGCATGTGCTTCCCCGCTTCGGGGCACAGAGGAATCGGTATGAAAAGGGGCTACGGGCACTGCAAGATTCTTGCCGTGCAGAACCTGCAACGGTACAAGAGTATCGTGAGTGGGTAGAAGCGATTGATGAAGGCGGTAGCGCCCCAAGGGCGAGGTCAAGAAAAGAACGGGCCGCATCGTACTATGCCCACTGGTGTGTGGCGCAGGGCGAGCGTATCGCCGCCGACGAAGAGGTGTTTTCACGAATTCGAGATTACATCTCTAACAGAGACGCTGCGCGGATTGCTGCTGAGCAAGACAAAACGCATTCGGCTCTTGAGGCATTCTGTCAGATGCCCTTCGCTGTCAAATCCCGGAATGGTCAGCGGCCAAGCAGGTCGGAGTCAAGGGCATTCCTTGAGCACGGCAATGCTGTGCTGTGGCCGACATACGAGGCTTTTTGGGACATGACAAGCGCATTTTACATCAAATGACTCTCCTCTTAAAACGCCATAAGTCAATAAAGACTTCTGGCGTTTTTATTTTCTTGCTTTGTTCGGCAGTGCAACGGTGGATCGCCCCATGTTCTGGGGGGTGCCATCGTGCCGCTGGGTTGCTGGTAAGGCTGGCATAGGGCATGCCCAACAGGTCTGGAGAAAACCTCACCGCCGATGAGGTGCGCCAACGCGCGGCTACCCTATGGTCTGGGGCCTTGGCTGTGGAAGCCTTGCCAACCCCATGGGCGCGGCTAGGGCGGTGCCAAGACCCGCGGTGATGACCCCCACAGGGCCCCCATGGGGTAGGCTCACAGGTTCGTGTTGCGATGTGATGGGCGGGGCTCTGGAAGCC